TTCCATCAATATCAGCGTCTCCACCAATATTTAAGTTTTCAGCAATACCTACACCACCAGCAACAGTTAACGCACCTGTCGTATTTGTAGTAGATGATGTTACACCTGAAATCGCAAGAGTATTAACCCCAGCAAAATCTGTTTCGCTAGAACCAAGATCAACCTGAGTCGTTCCAATCGTGATATCACCAGTCGCCCAGTTTGGTGGAGTTGACGCACCAGTAGAACGCAAGAATGTGCCAGTCGCTCCTGGAGCAATATAAGAAGTTGTATCCGCTGCAGCCTGATAAGGCAAGTAACCAGCAGAACCACCTGCCAAGTTCTGAGCAGTTGTGGCTACCACAGAAGTACCAACAGTAAGAGTAGAGGCATTTACCCAAGAAGGAGCATTAGTACCACCAGATGTCAAAACCTGACCAGAGGATCCAACATTGCTAAGACCCATACCAGTAGTACCAGAGTAAACAATAGCACCAGCATTGGCTGTGAGGGATGAGCCAGTACCACCGTATGCTAAGTCAACTGTATTACCTTCCCAGTTTGACCCTGTTGAAAGAGTTTTACTGAGTAGTGTCTGAGTTGCCTGTGTTGTGACCATGACAGCACCACCACCTTGTGTGGATCCATCATGAAGTCGAATTGTCAATACATCGGTGTCAATTGTTAATTCACCGACAGCACCAGTGAACGCATTATTCTGCGTTGTCGTGCCTCGTCTAAACTGTACCTGAGTTGCCATAGTTTCCCTCTACAATGTCTTTTCTATTTATGCTTGCGCTTCCGACCAGAATAAGTTAAGGTTTACATCTGCAGCAGTGGTTTGATCCAAATTGTTAACAACAACTGCCAAGACGTCTGGTCCATCTGGGAAGTTATTGTAACCACCAATAGCTGAGTTACCGAGTTCTTTCAAATCCGACAAGTCAATTTCAGAGAAACCATTTGGCTGACCAAGTGTTGAGAAAATTTGTTCTCCTGGAGTCGCTGTAGTATTTGTACTCGTGGAAATTTGAGCGAACGATGGCTGAGAACCTAGAGATACTGTATTAACACGATCCCATGTTAGGTTACCAGCTTCAATATTTCCTGGATTCAAGATTCCATAAACCTGCACAGAGGTGTTGGCTTGAACCTGTAATTTTTGTAGCAATAGTGACGATCTATTTAAGAGATCACGATCTCCAAGATCACCAGCAATTGAGTTTGAAACAGATGGTGCTAATCGAATGAAGAATGCAGTTTTGTTAGAACCAGCCAATACACTCAAATTCAATTCAGAGTAGTTAAAGTAATAACCACGATCGAAATCGAACCCACCATCCATAATATAAGAAGAACCCCAGTGATTTAGAGTAGGTGATGCTGTACACGAGATAAGTGTTACCGCATTAAAACCGTTTCCAACAGCATGTGTTGACGCAGAACCTGCACTAAATGTTTTATTAGAACCACCAATAAACATACTAAATGAAGCACCTCTTGAACACCCTGTTAGAGTGTTTCCTGTCTTACCAGTATAATTTATACATTCATTTTCAATCAAAACTGTTCCAGCAGATGGGAATCTAGAAGCATCTACTAGAGAAATTGTAGTAGCACCAACAGACATAGACTGTGCCAAACGATCTGAACATGACTCATTGATAGTCTGATAACGAACAGCAATGTTACCAGAACGCATATACGCTTCATCGTTTAAGTTGTTTTGCTTCATACGATGTGCTAGAATCATATTACCATCTGATCCACGACACATAAAGTCGATAAAGCCAGCACCATACCATGAGAATGAGATACCAAGCATCTGCATTTTATTCAGGTTCATATTGTAACCTGAAATACCAGTGCCATCTAGTTTGTCGATATTGAAATGATCTTGTGTAACACGATCTTCAATAACAGCAGCCAGTTTAATACCTGTTGATGTATTCACGCCACGATATTCTGGGTTAATTGTAAGGTTATTATCATCAGTGATAGTTGACACAATATATGTCATACCACGAATAACAACCCTATCGCCAACTTTCAATTGTTGAGTAAATCTACAAGAAGTTCCTGCGATAGCCTGAGATCCTGGAGTTGCTGTGATAAATCCTGATAACTGGAATGTTGATGCTCTTTTAACAACAGCGAGTTGTTGACCATCATATTCCCAGAACAAACCGTTTTGATCATCAAATGGACCAACTCGAACAGAAGCACCATGCCACTTCTTAACAGTAACACGAGGAATATTTGTAATAACGGCAGTAGCTGAATCTAATACTTGTGATGCCACAACTGTAAAAGTATTTTCGTTTACAATAGAGTTGACACCATAAGTTCCATTATAACCACCAGTAACAACACCATAAATTTCAACTTCACAACCAACTTGTAGACCATGATCTAGTTCTGTTTCGACTTCAATCAAAGAACCAATTGCTGTTCCATTGGCAGAAATTTGATCTAGGTTAATAACTGGATTAAGAGAAACACCTGATGTCCAAAGAACACCTTTACCTGACTGGTAACGCATGTATTTCTTTGTCTGTCTTGAGATCGATGCTCCATGTGATGGAACAAAGTTACCTAGCTGAACACCACCATCGAATGGTCTGTGTAGAACGAACGCATCTGAGCGAGTAAACATATCAAGTAGAATATTATTATTTTCTACCGCACCGCCAACTCGTGCTGTGAACGTAAATGTATTTGCAGTAGGAACAGTTTCTGCGAAAAAGTTACCAGTTAATAGTTCATGATTGGTTCCTGTAGAATTCGTATGCTTAATACCAACCAATGGTGCTCCTGGAACCAATCCATGATTAGCAGAACATGTTACTGTGATTATTGATGGACTTGATTCATCAGAAGAAACAGATGAGATTGGTAGGTTAGCACCAGTGTAAAAACCACCACGACGACCATAGGTAATACCAGTCGCAATAGAAAGATTGTTTGTGCCAACAATACCTTTAGCATAGTAAGTAAAGGTTGTTGAATCAGGCACACTATTGATCACAAACGCACCTTCAGCACGAGCATAATCAGTTGTGTTACCCAAACCGTAGATAATAACAGGATCTTCTGGGTTCAATCCATGATCGGCAGTAGTTGTAACTGTAATTAGAGATGGTGATGCTCCATTTGTTGTAACATCATCCAAGAACAAGTCCAATCCAGGTTTTTCATAAATTCCAGGAACCCCACGAATCTCAGAGTAGTTCTGCCACTTTGTTGGCTGTAGACCATATTCAAAGTCAGCATCAATAAGAGATTGTGGATTGGCAACACGCATACGCTCAACAGCATCAACACCGAAAGCATATGGTCTAACAATATTACCGATTTGTCTTGGTGCATCTGTATAAACAGCAATCTTATGATTTGCCTGCATCAATGACGTATCACGTGAGAATGTTACAGTAGTAACACCACTTTGTTCAGAATCAAACAGACTATTATTGTCTGGATCATAACTCAATGTTCCTGTTCTAGTAGGATCACCAATAGCATAAATGTTTTCTTGTGTGGTTTTATTTGCGATAATCAACAGTTGTGTTTCATCGCATTTTCCAGGAAATTTAAGTGTTCCTAAACCTGCGGTATTTGGGGAGAATACGTATTTTTCGATAAGTTGTCTTGCCATTTTATTTCATCCTTTAGAATCCAAAAATAATTGCGTAGCCGATATAATCAGCCTTCACGGATTGGTCAATGTTACTCAATGACACAATACCATCTAGTTTCAACTGCCCCAAATCATAAATGAATTGAGTTGTTTCATATACAAAACCAAGATCCTCGTCTGTAGCAGCATTACTTGGCTCGTTAACAAACCCTAGATCAGTTTGTGCTTGAGGTGCGAAAATAGCTGATGCGACAGCTGCATCATTATCAGCTGCTGACCAGATAGAACCGTTATATTTAAGTACTTGGTTTGCTGTGGCAACGCTTACATTTACATCTGTTAGATCGTCAAGACCCAATGTGCCAAATGATGTTTGCCCTTGTCCATCTGTTTTAAGAAATGCACCATTAAACCCATCTGATGTAGGTAATTTATATGCTTGGCTGATTTCAACAGCACCAGTCCCAGAATCAATTCTAAGATTTGGTGTAGATGCTATCTTCTTGGTTCCATTTACGATAGCGAATTCGCCAGCAGTTCCAAGAGATGTGATCGTAGGATCGGAGATTGTTTTATTGGTTAAGGTTTGGTCGCCATCGACTGTAGTTAGCCTTACAATGGACTCAGTTCCACCTTGAGTAGCTGTTTGATCTTTTTTGAAGAAAATATCACCGTCATAGGTGTTCATGGCGAGTTCGCCAAGTTCCAATGTGCCTATGGTTGGTATACGACCAGAGACGGCAGATCTTCTGAGTTTAATTGTGCTAGCCATTATAACCTATTCTATGTAGAACAACCTTAACCAGTATATACTGGTGGAGGGGACGTATTCCCCTCCCATCAATTTATTTAGTCAATTTTAGTATGTGCCTCCATCAATCTCACCCCATACTGGAACACCAGATGCATTCACTTGGAGAACATGCCCTTCAGATCCGATTGCTCGCTTGGAAAGAGTTCCACTAGCTGAAGCATAGAGCAAGTCACCAACTGCATAACTAGCGTGACCAGTACCACCGTAAGTGGCAGCAACTGTGTCGCCTTGCCAAGTACCAGTAGTAATTGTACCCAAAGTAGTGATTGAAGTTTGACCAACATATGTCGAAGCAATATCAATTGCATCGGCAGTGACTGTGATTCGATCAGTAGTACCATTTGCATCAATGGTATTACCAACTTTAGTTAAACCGTTACCAGCATCGATCTGACCAGCACCAGAGAATTGATCAAAGGTGATAGCATCAGTTCCAAGAGTTGGAGTTCCCTCATGCGTGGCAACATAACCGTTGTCAGCGTTAAGTGTACCTTCTTCAACGAAAGTAAACGCACCGCCAGTGAGTTCATCTGCATCGTTAGCATCTGGAGTTCTTGTCAGAACAAATGCTGCAGTGCTAGAACCAACTGTTGTGACTAAGTAGAAACCATTTTCTTCTTGGTTAGTTTGGTCTTTAACCAGAATACGATCGCCAACAGATAGTGCCACACCATCAATAGAGATAGCACCATTTGAGGTTGCGGTTAGAGTACCAGAACCATTGACATAAGTCGCACCAAGATCTGCTGTTGTAGCAACACGAACAGATTTTTTAACATCAAGACCATTCGCTACACTATCAACATATGATTTGTTGACCAGAGAATCTGAACCAAATCCTGCTCTACCCTCGTAGCCAGAAGGAACAGTTACTGTACCAGTGCCATTTGGTGATAGTACAAGATTACCGTTTGAATCTGTAGTGCTGATTGTATTGCCATTAATATTGACATTATCAATATCAGCATCACCTGTGACATCAAGAGCACCAGTCAATGCTAGTGTATTTGTAGT